ATCGCGCGGGATGCCGCATAACGATAGCCGGTTGCCGCCCCGGAAAGGCTCTCGTCCGTGTCGAAGTCGGAAAGCCGTTTCCCGGTAAAAAGCCCCTCCGTCATGCCGTCGAACAGGATGTTCACTGCGGTCGCCATCTCGCTCGCCTGTTCAGGTGCGGCTACAATGCCGAACTTCGCGTAGTTCGCCTTGCCGGTTATCTGGGCCAAACCGCGCCCGCGATAGCGCCACCCGTCATCGGCCTCCACATTCCCGAGCCGCCCGCCATAGACCCGGTTCGCAAGCTTTCGCGGCTTGCCAGCATAGGGTTCGGCACTCGCAAGTGTCGGGAATCGAGCGGGCCACACCTTGGTCAGGCGATTCGCGGAGTAGTTCAAATTTTCCTCGACAGGTCGCATGGCACCGCCGGTCTCGTGGTATGCCGCGGCGAAGATTGCTGCGAGATGGAGGAGATTTGTGTCCCTGCGCTGGGCCTCGCCGAGGATGGCCTCGATACACTCGATCTGCTTTGGACAAAGCGATCTTCCGAGTACACCGGACGTGCTGCGACGCAGGGCCGCGTAAAACGCTGCTCTGTTCATGGATCACCTGATTGTTGGAGAGTGGCTAAAGACTGACGGCCGCGGACCACATGGCGTCAATCTGGACATCAGAGAGATTGAGCGCGGCGCCGACGGTTGCGATCAGTGGGTGCATTCGGTTGAAGGTGGCCGCGTATTCCCACTCGATTTGTGCCTTCTCCTTGTCAGGGCCGGCAGGCATAGCCGCGATGGTCGCAGAAACCTGCGAAGGTGGAATTTCGCCAGCAAGAAGCCCTAAACGAAGCTGCCGGGCTGAAAGATCCGGCATAATGTACCGAGTTTCCTCCGGCGTCGGATCGACGGGAACATAAGGGTCGATGTGGAAATAGGGGTTGTCCTCCAGCCAAGCTTTGATCAATGGGTTAAGCCCGTTGATGTCGTTCTCGCGATAGGCATGTGCAGCGATCGTTTCCTCGATACCGTTGATCATCACCGCGCAATCTACGTGCATCAGGTCGACAGGATCAGCCTGAACAACGCGGCTGATAGATATAATTTCAAACATGCCCGTCTCCTTCCTATGCGACGCGCTGAACCAAAAGAATGTTATTCGACCCACTGTAGGTGAGGCATCCTCTCACTCGCCAAGTGCCAGAGAGCTGCGCTCCACTAGCAAACAACGTAAACGATGAGGTCGAGTTGAGCCAAACCCCGACCGACACGTTTCGAGCCACGATCCCACCATTATAGACCAAGAGATACGAACCGATCGGATAGTTCGTTTCGTCTTGGTTGGTGCCCTTGTAGATCTGACTCAAATCGATGGCGTGATAGCCATCAACGGTGTCGGCGTTGCCGGCGCTATTCGCCCAATTCACGCTGAAATTCGACGGGTTGTAGACATAGAAATTGAGGCCGTCGTTGCCGCCGATGAGCCATGACGGTTGGCCGGCCTGCCCGCTCCAGTGGACGTTGAAATCGCCACCGCCCATGAGGCGTGGATAAGCTCGGCCATTGGTGGTGATCTTGCTGTTGAGGACGTTCGAAAGATAATCGCTCGCCCACGGCATGTAGACGTTGCCGTCACCCTGATAGACGCCACCCCCGGCGATGGTTAGGTTGCCGCCGATGGCGAGGCCGGCGGACGGAAGGTTGTACTTGGCGCCATCGTAGTGGAGGTATCTGGTGCCGCCGCCCAAGAAAATGACGCCAGTGCCATTGCCACGGCCGGCGGTGATGTCGCCAGTGACGAGGGTGTTTGCCCCATTGTCGATTGGCCCCTCAACCTTCAACAGTCCGTCGCTTTCCCTGAAGGACATCGTCCTGACGAACGCTCCAGAGGCGTTGTAGAGGTTGAGCCTCAAGGAGTTATCAGCCGTATCATTGTAAAACAGAGCTCTGTTTGTCCCGGCAGCATTTCTGAACCAAATATGCTTATTGGAATTGTTGTTAAAAACGATCTCTTGGCCGGAGGTGATGTAACTTCCAGAGAGCTGAATACTGGTTCCGGTAATGGCTCCTGAGAAGGCTTTTGCCGTCATCGTCGTCGGCAGGCGCGCATCCGCGACGGTGCCGGTCGTCAGGTTCGACGCATTGTCCGCACCGATGGTCGTCCTCATCGTTGCCGCATCGACGTCATCGAGGAGGTTTCGTGCAAGCGGCGTCAACGCGGTCGTCGCATAGAGGTCGTTCGCAGTCGTATAAGGCATCCTGTCTGCGGCCGTCGTCAGACTGGCGATCGATTGCAGCCCGGCGTCGTATGCCTGGACGGTCGCCCCGATCTCGAGACCGAGTGCGGTGCGCGCAGCACTCGCCGATGTCGCGCCGGTACCACCCGCGGTGACAGGCCGCGGCGCGTTGGCATCGGCGGTCAAGTCGTCGATCAGCGTGTTATATGGCACGCTCTGGATGGTCGTGTTCGGCACGCCTTTGGTGCCGGCGGGAGGCAAATAGACTCCCCCTGTTCTGGGCATGGCTGTTCTCCATAAAGGCGTTCTGCAAGACGCTTTGAGGGTTGCTTGGATCGTTGGACGGACTTTTTTGGACTTATGACCTTGCGACGCGGGTCGTTCGCCGGCGCGCAATGCTGGTCAAGCGCGCCCGGCAGTGCCCCCTCCTTAGAGGAAGGGTGATTGCGCTCCGCGGCGTCTGCGTCGTTCCCCCTTGCACCGTCCGGTGAGGGTCAACACGCGAGGCACCGGGCCGCCAGCGCAGGCACCCCGTTGCTCGGGGCTTCGGTGCCCGTTTCCGCATTGATCGCGTTCCGTGCGCGCTAACGCTTCTTCCGTCCGGCGGAAAAAAGCCGGCCGTAGTCGACACGGCGCATACCGTCCGCATCGCGGCTGACGGCATCGGGGCGGGTCTTTTCCACTTCCTGCGCCATCACACCGATATGTTTCGGGCCGTGCCCGGGCTCGTCCTTGTAGCGGTATTCGTAAAGCGAATGCCCATCCAGCTTGCCGACTTTCTTGATGTCCTTCTTCAGGCGCCGGTCTGAAGGTTTTGGCAAGGCCCCAAGAATGCTCCCGAGCACATTGCTGATGCCTTCTCGCTTCTGATTGTACGCCGCGACACGGTTCTGGTAATCCTGCTGCACGATCCCGGCATAATCCGGTGCCTCAATCCGCTGCCCCTGCGTCGGGACGAAATTCGGGTTGCTCACCTGGGCGCCGGAAAGAAGGCTCGAGATCTCATTGATCGGCTGGTTGCGTTGGGCATACATCTCGTTGAGGTATTGCGCCCGCGCCGCGTTCTGCGCCGCGAGTTGAGCCTGCTGGGCGTTGAAGCTCTGGTCCTTCAGCGCGTTGTTGGCGGCAGTCGTCGACTGGTTGTTCTGGTGCATCTGTTGCAGGGCGTCGTTGCTGAAGCCGGCTGCGGCGAGTGCCTGGTTGAAGTTCTGCTGCTGCGCGGCATTCGCCAGCTGCGTGTTGTTGGCGTTCTGGCTGTATTGCTGGTTCTGCGCCTGGTTGGCGAACTGGCCGCTCTGCAGCGTCTGGCCATAGGCCTGCTGCTGCGCCGCGTTCTCGAAAGACGCCGCCTGCTGCGAGAGCCCCACGAGCCGGGATTGCTCCTGCCCGGCATTGAGGATGGCCCCAAAACGGGCGTCATTCGCCTGTCGGTTCGCCTGGTCGATCGCCCGGTTGTACGCTTCCGAACCAGGCTGCAGCCCCTGGTTGGCAAGCTGCGTCTCCAGCGCCGCCCGGTCCCGGTCGAGTTGCGGGTTCATGCGCGCCATCAGCGCATCCTCGTAGCGCTTCGTATCGAAGTTCGTTTCGTAGCTGCGCTTGACGTCGCCGGCATTGCCGAGCGACGTTTGTATCGTACCGGCATTGGCGACCGCGCCTTGCACATTGCCGGTGTTGGGCAGCCCAGTCTGCAGCGCCGGCCCCGGACCGTACTGCTGATATTGCGGCAGGTTGATCGCATTGGGGTTGCCAGCCGCCGGAGCGCCGGAAAGGTCGATCGGTCGCCCCAGAAGATCATTCAGCCGCGCCGACTGGTTGTTGGCCAGCGTCGCCATGTTCTTTTCGGCGGCATCCGTCTGGTCCTTGATCGCCTGCTGAGCCGGCGAGAGTGTCTGCGTCGCCGTCCAGTTCGGCAAATCATAGACCTTGCCGTTGAGCGGGTCCGTCCATTTGGTCGAACCCGTCTGGGAATAGGTCAAGCTGCCGTCCGGGGTCACCTGGTTGATGTTGCCGAGGGTGCCGTTGGCAATTGCAGTTCCGATGTTGGTCGCAGTTTGTGCCGACGCCGTTTCGCGGGGATCCGGCGGCTTCGGGGCTTTGGGTTTACCCATGGTTCCTACCTCTGATTGACGGGATGAGCCCGCCAGTCGTTATCTGTGAGTGTGAAGATGATTTCCGCTTCATCCCGCCCGCGAAGGCGGGGAATCCTGTGGCGCGTGAAGCCGAAACGCTCGGCAATTGAGATCATGCCGGCGTTGCGCTCTGAAACGCGCAGAACCACCATCTGGCAGCCGATCTGCTCCAGTGGATAGCCGAACATGCCCTTGAGCACCGGCCGCGTCAGCCAGCGCTTGCTGGTGGAAGCGGCCGAGAGTTCGATGACGCCGGCCTCCGGCGCATAGTTGTGAAACACCACCCCGGCGAGGAGCGCGCCGTTTTCCTCCACGCCCATCGTCGTGAAGTCGGCAAAACCGCTTTCGCAGCCGGCGATATGGGTTGCGACGAAATCGGCGATCGCCTGGTTTGTCTGAGGCGTGCTGGCACCACCCCAGATGATCCTCATGCGCTCGCCTCCCCGGCCTCGACCTGCAGCGTCGCGAGGTCGACTTCCAGATCGAGTTTGGCCGCTCCGCCGGAGGTGATGGCGCACCCGACTGCCAGCATGTCGCCGGTCGCCCGCACATTCTGCCGAAAGCTGTAGCGGAGCTGCTGCGTCAGCGAGTCCCAAACGGCCTTGTCCCACAGTCCGATATCCCATTCTGAAGAGACCACGTCGCCAGCCGTCACGCTGGCGGATGCAGGGATCGATCGGTCGAAGTCGGCCCGAGCAAAGAGCCGCACTTTCGGTTTGCTTTTCGCCCGGAAGAACATATGGGCGAGTGTGGCCTGCGCGCGCTGGCCGAACTGACCAGCGGGTGCAAACTGCGAGAGATAGGCGGCCGTAAAGGTCAGCCCGTCGTCGGTCCCCGTCGTATCGCCCTGCCAGCAAAATCCAGCGTCGGCACCAAAGAACAGCCCGCCCTGCAGCGTCTCGTAGCAGGTCGCCCTCCAATTGCTGATCGTTGACCAGCGGCCGCTGAGCACGTTCAGTACGAATGTCGTATCCGCAACGACGCTGTTGCCGGGAAAGGCGATGAAGACCAGGTTCTGCTCCGGCCATTGCTTCACCACCCAGCCTGCCCCGGTGGCATTCGCCGCCCGCCGCCAATCGTCCTCGATCGGGCGCGAAACCGAAACCTGGCTCAGTGCCTGGCGATCACGCTGGAACACCTGCGAGATCGGCGTGAGCCCGTCGCTGGTGGCAATCAGGATATCGCCGCCGGCGCGGATCCAGGCATTCTTGCCGAGCGGCCGGCCGATCTGGTAGACGCCCTTCAGGGCAAAGCTGTTGGCATCACTCGGGTCGGAGCCGGCGTATACCGCCACTTCCCCTTCCGTCGAAACGAAGACGCAGAGATCGGACAGGCCGTCGCCGCTTTCGAGCGACCAGGAAAAGCCCGTGAGCAGCGAGCCGCCCTTCTTCATCACGCCGCCCAGCGGAAACAGGGCCGCCGCCCCGCCGATCACGTTGACCGGCAGATAATAGGCGTCGAGCGTTGCATTCTTCAGGAAGAATTGCCGGTTCTTGAACAGCCAGCCATAGTTGAGCTGCGCCATCGTCGTTGCGTCGGGAAAGGTGATTGCCGGCGTCGTCACCCAGCTGCTGCCGTTGAAAACGTGGCGCGAATCGGCCCCATTGAGGCAGACGAGATGCGAGCCGCCCGAATTGGTGTGCTGGAACGTACACCAATCCCCGCCTGAGAGTCCGCTGACGGCGGCCGCCGTCGTCGTTGGCGGTGCTGCCGGCGACGTCATGTCGTAGATCGCCGTGCCCGTCGCCATGAAGAGTTTTTCGACGGTGCCGTATTTGTATTTGAAGGCGCTTCGAATGGCTCCTCCATCCGCGGCCCGACCTCGCTTCTGCGATCCGCCACGAATGCGGCAACCAAGGAGTGTCGGGAAGAAGTTACGAAGCACGGTCGCCGATCCCGGCTGCTGCGCCGCCATGTCGGCCGTCGTCACGAGCCCGTTTTTCGGCGCCGGAAAGGTGATTGGCTGCGAGGTCTGCTGTCGCCCGACGCTGGTTGCACCGCGATTGCTCTGGCCGATACGGCCGGGCCTTATGCCCACTTTCATGATGCCCCCCGGTCAGCGTTGAGTTCCTGCAACAGATCCGCCTCGAACTCGGCGAGACTGTCGTCGAAGGGCAGTCCCTTCTGCCGCTTCCAGCGCCAGAGAATGCCCTTGCCCAGCAACCGCTCGGGAAAGAATGTCGTGTCGTCATCCGCCTTCAGCGCGTCGCGCTCCTCGTAGGGGTCGCTCAGCACCCAGTTCTTCGAGACGTAGTCGACAACAGCTCCGACGCCAGCCGACGCTGGCGAGAACAGCATCTGGCTGCCCCGCAGGAAGAAATAGGGCTGCGCGGATGCGGTAGCGGTGGCGGTCGCCCATTGCGAGCTGTTGGTGATCGGGCGAAAGAAGACGCCGGATGCCGAGCACACGGCGCCGCCTGGCGTCAGCCGTTGGTAGTCCGCTGGCAAGGTCAGCGGCGAGAGGATTGCCACATGCTGTTTCAGCATCCGCCGCCAGTCGCCGCGTCGGGAAATCTCCTCGCCCGCCTCCTGCGCCAGCGCCACCATGGTCTGGGCATTCGGATCGTTGGAGCCGTAGATGCTGTCGAAACGGTCGAGCGAAACGATATCGCAAACCTCGTTGATTGCGGAAAGCAAGGTCATGGCGTCACCCCTCCGACAGTCATCTGGGCGTCGCCCCAGCGCGTGCGCTCATCGGCAACACCCAAGCCATCAAGCGCCATCGATTTCAGTTGCTGCGCCGCTGCCGCCTTTCCCGCATCACGCTCCCAGATGGCGATCTCCTCGACCAGCCCGTAGAGATAGACGTCGGGCGCTTTGTCGAGCAGCCAGTTCGTCGGGCTCACAGCCGTGAGCGGTGGGATCTTGCGATAATAGGTCATGGTCAGCCCGTAGCTGCCGGGCGGAAACGGTTTGATCCGGTTGCCGACGATCGCGTAGCCAAGCGGCGCACCAGCGCCGCCCAGGTCGATCTCGGCAAGCTGCTGCAGCGCGACGGCGCGGATCGGCCGGCCACTCGCGGTCAGAACCTGCCGCGCCTCGAGAAAATCCGCTGGCAGCGGCGCGTCACCATCGACGACGGAAAGTGCAGCCGTCGCTTCCATCTCGCTGACACGCAACGCCCTGTTGAGCTTCAGTTCAGCCAGGCCGACGAAGCGCCGAAAGAGGTGGGCAATATCGTTGCGCCCGCTATATTCGCCCGCGTCGACGAGCAGCGCGGCAAAATCGGCAATGCTCATAGCCTGCCCTCCTTGGTGCGCCAGGCGCAGTTGTCGCCGTCGTTGAGAAAGCGTTTGACGAAGCGGTCATCGCCTTCGGAATGCGCCTTCACCAGGCCCGAGGCATGCGCAACGTTGAGCGGCACCGAGGCGACGCGATGCCAATCGCCGCGCCAGGCTTTTTCGGCGCTGTTGCGCACGTCCCGGTTCTCCCTGAGCAGATTGTCGACGGGATAATCGACGCGGTAGACGTCCTTCTCCCCGTCGAAGAGGTGCCAGACACATCGGCCGCTCGCCATGTCGTGGTCGTAGAGCGTCCACGCCCCGTCACGGATCAGCATGGTCACTCCCCCGGCAGCGGATCGGCGCGCTCGGCCTTGCCGGCCGCGATCAGCGCCTTGGCCTCATCGAGACCGACGGATACGACCACGCCCGCCGCCGTGCGCTCGCCCTCTTGGAACCAGACGTCATAGACGAGACGAACTGGCACCGATTTCTTTGTTTCGGACATCAAAATTCTCCATGAAAAAAGGCGGCTCCGAAGAACCGCCTTGCCAAGATCTGTTCGTTTGAAAGTGCACACAGCCGCGCATCAGCACGACGGCGCTGCAACACCACCCAGCAACTACAACGGATTCAGTGCTATGTCGGCGCTACGCAGACCCGCGCCAACGGGCGCTCATGCCACCCCTATTGGCCCTCGTTCCGGACGATATCGGCGGTGTTCGACAGTGCCTCGAGGCTTCGTTAAGGACGATGTCGCCAATTATCGATCGGAGAAGCGGGAACCCGAAAAGGCGTGTAGTCGGCTGCCTCGGCTTCCCGTTTCGATCTCATTGCTTGAACAAGCTTCCGGGTTCGGGGAACACCGTCATGTCGCCCATCATGTCGGCCGTTGCGCCACAAAGCACATTGGTGAGCAGCGGCAAATGCGACGGTTCGACCTTGAAGACGCGGTAGGCGAGTTCCTCCGCCGACTCACCGACAGCATGCGCCCGAGGGCGCGTCTCCAAAGCCCATTCCCCCCAGCCGGTACGTTCCGCCTTACCCAGGGTCTCAGCAGCACGTTCCGAGAGCCAATGGGCAGCGAGCCGCGCATCGTCCCGCGCGCGGAACCCCCACCAGAAAGCAACAGGCTTGCCGTCCTTCTTGTGCATCATCTGGGTATACCCCGTCAGATCCAGCCCGTAAGCTCTGACCGGTTCGGCAAAGGTCACCGTACTCCCCGACACCTCACCCACCTGACCATCCGGTGCGGCCACGAAGAGCGGTTCGATTGTAACGCGTCCAAACCGCGCCTTGGCCTGCGCAAGCGTCGTAAAGAACGTCGGATCGCAGCGAGAAAACGCCTCAAACGCATCCTCCTCGTTCACCGTCTTCGGCAAGACGAAAAGGCTTGCGGTGGGCGGAAGCCGCTTCCTGCCTGTCCTTTCATCGGTTTTCAGCTCCGACATGTTGTCTCCGCTCGCACTGCAGAAGATGAAAGTACGGTCGGGACGGTCCCCTTCGAAAACGAGCAGGCTGCGAAAACTCTCTGCGGGTGGCATCGTCGATATTGACCTGGCAGGTCTGGGATCAAGGCTGAGCTCAAAACCACGTGCGTCCATCGAAGCAAACCGGGCGCCAGAAAGTCGCGCCTCGATCATCTTGACGACCTCGGCCGGTTTCCGGTTCGCGACAAATCCCCAATTCAAGACAGGGCCGCTCACAGTCTCGACATGCCGTTGCATGTAAGCGCTCAAAGGCACGTCATCGATATTGACCACAGCCGAGAACGGAACGCCTCGCAGCTCCTGCCAGACAGGCCCAACGTAATTCTCCTTCACACGAAATTCCCTCGCGGGAAAATCCGCCTGGGCGCGGGCCAAGAGATCAAAGAAATCGACCCTGCAGGCCAAAAACGCGTCGAACACCGTCTCAACGTTCGAACGCCCTGGCTCTGCCGTCGCAGGCGTTGCCGTTGCCAAGGCACCCAGCGCCATCAGAACGCGTATG